GGTGGCGAGCTTGTCGAACTTTTGTTGGGCTCGTCGTCTGGGTCCTGTTCGTGCATGTTTGGCCTCCCACAACACACGTTGTTGGGGGCTATCCTGCGCGCGCACCGTGTCCGCCTCAAGCGGTTTTTTTGTCGATCACATCCTCGCTCATTTGTCAGGCCCCTAATCCTGAAAGTTGTCCACAGACTTGTTCACACCCGGAGGATATGACACACTCTGGTGCTAAACACAACAACTTGTGTAAAGAACCACCAGAATTGGCTAGTCGGGGACCAGTGACACACAGATTGTGTGTCAATCACTTTTCTGTTGACTTTTCCACAATACGTTGTGTCGGGCAGTTGCCCGATGTTGCCCGATGTTGCCCGATACAGACAGGCAGTTCCGGCAAAACACTTTTCACAGACGGCTTCGGTCCTATATGTTGGCCAGGAGCAAAATCTGCGACGAGGTGACGCATGGTAAACTTTGATGTGGCCCACGTCTTCCGCGTTTTTGGGGGGCCCCGGAAACTGCTCGATCTGCTGGACCGCCATCAGCCAGGACACGGTCTCAACTATAATCAGGTCCAGATGTGGGCCAGGCGTCAGGTCCCGGGGAAATACATCGGCGCTGTCCTGTACACCATCATCATGGCCAGACACGACGTGAGCGAGTTCCTGACCGAGGACGAGTTTGTTGTCCCGCCCCCGCCGCCGGGCAGCTCGGGCAACAAGACAAGGGCGTCGCGTAATGCGCGTCCTGGGGGTTGACCCCGGCGCGACAGGTGCGCTCGCGATGCTCGACACCGAGCTTGCCGCCCTGGTGGTTTGCGATATGCCCTCGACGTTGATCAAGATCGGCAAAAACCACCGCCGGCAGATCTCGGAGTTCTGGCTGGCCGACACTCTCAGGGTCTGGCAGGCCGACACTGCCTGGATCGAGCGCGTGCATGCCCTACCAAAACAAGGCGTTACCAGTTCGTTCAGCTTTGGCTTGTCCTATGGCCTGGTCCGCGGCGTCCTCGCCGCTCTCGGCATCCAGGTGCAGCTGGTCACACCGCAGGAGTGGAAGCGCAGCTTCCGGCTTGGTCCCGACAAGGCAGAAGCCCGCCTGATCGCCTCGCGGCTGTTCCCGGCCAACGCATCCTATTTTACCCGCGCCAAGGACGACGGTCGGGCCGAGGCGGCGCTGTTGGCGCTGTTCGGGGCTAATCATTAGAACTAAAGACGCCGGCAGGACGGGCCTGCCGGCGCTTCAGAAGGAGAGCGAGATGGGTACGCGCCATCAGCTGCTCCGGGTACGGATTGTGGTGATCTGGCGCATCCGCGTCAAGATCATTTGCAGGAAGTAGTCGGGGAGGGCCAGTCCGAGAGGGCTGGCTTGGCTCTCTTGTCCTATCGTGTGTTAGGGCGACTTTCCGGCTTGACAGGACAAACGCCACCAGCCCATATTAGCCCCTGTTAACCAAAAACCCCCACAGGATGTAACGTCTTGTGGTGACAGGGGATTTCCATGTCCGCGGCTGAGACACCACCGCTGCGAGATTACCAGGACAAAGGTGTTGACTGGCTGTGCGATGGCCTCACACAGCACCGGTGTGTGCTGCTGGCCGACGAGATGGGCTTGGGCAAAACCCTGCAGGCATTGCGCGCGGCCGAACAGCGCGGCGCCGAGCGGGTTCTGATCGTCTGTCCGGCCGGCGCCCGGCGGGTCTGGCAGGCCGAGATTAAACGCTGGCTGCCGGGCTGGTTCTCGCGGGTGGTCCTGGTCGAGCCTGGCTACCGCCTTACCGACGTTAAACTCCGGCTCGACGCCGCGATGATCATCCTGATCGTCGGCTACGACGAGTTTTCCGACCGCCGGGGCCAACTGGCGCAGCATCTGCGCTCCCAGCGGTTCGACGTAATGATCGTCGACGAGGCGCACTACCTGAAAAATCCCAGCAACCGCACGCAAGCAATCTACGGCTCGCGCGGGAGTGGGACCGGGGTCCAGGCCACCGCCAGCAAGGTGATCCTGCTGACCGGCACGCCTACTCCTAATCACGCCGGCGAACTGTGGCAGCATTACAGGACTTTTTGGCCGGAGGTATTGCAGGGACCGACCGGCCGGGCACTGCTTCAGGCTCAGTTCGAGGATCGGTTCTGCCGCTTCCGGGACACGCCTTTTGGGCGCCAGGTGACCGGCTCGAAAAACCAAAAGATCCTGCGCGACGCCCTAGGATCGGTAATCCTGCGCCGGCGCAAGAGCGAGGTCCTAAAAGAACTCCCGCCGCTGGTCCTGCAGGACATCCCGCTGACTGGCCCCACCAACTGGATCAGTCAGCTCAAACCTGAAACCCGGATCGCCGCGGCCAAGCTCGATCATCTGGCCCAGCACGCCGGCGACGACGAGTTTTTGAAAGCCCTGCGCAACCCCGACACTCCGATCGCCACTGCGCGGCGCGAGCTGGGCCTGATGAAAGTCCAGCCCACCATCCTCTGGGTCCAGGAGCGCATGGCGTCGGTCGAGAAGCTCTTGCTCTTCGCCTGGCACCACGAGGTGATCCTGCAGCTGCACCGGGGGCTCATGGAGTTCGGCCCGGTGACGGTTACCGGCAACACCAGCCCGGGCGACCGGGCGGTGAACGTCGAGCACTTTCAGACCCGTGGCCAGACCAGGATCTTTATTGGCCAGATCCTGGCCGCGGGTACCGCGGTGACCCTGACCGCGGCAGGAGAGGTCGCGATCGTCGAACCTTCCTGGGTCCCCGGCGAGAACGTCCAGGCGATCGCCAGGGCGCACCGGCTGGGCCAGCGCGACATGGTCCTGGCGAGCTTCCTCTATCTGCCGGGCACGCTCGACCAGCGGATCATGCAGGTGTTCCGGCGCAAGGCGGCCGAAATCAGCGAACTCCAAGGAGACGATAATGCAAGCGGAAATGAAGTTCACGTTCGACCTCGGGAGCCCCGCCGGGCGGGCCGAGTTCCAGCGGCTGTTCGGGCACATGCTGCCCTCGTCCCCGCCTCCACCACCCCCGCAAGACTGGGTCGAGCCGATCCTGCCGTCACCGACTTTCGATGCCCCGACAACGAAAGTTAACCCGGTCCCAGACGACCAGGCGCGGGCCGAGGCCGTCAAGGCCGGCCGCCAGGAGGCTGCGGCGAAGGCCCGCGCCGCCAAGGCCGCCAAGCAACAGCAGCAGGAGACCCCGACGCCGGAAGACCTGACTAGTCCTGTGCCCAACGGCGGTGCCGGGGACCAGGTCGAGGACATGGGCCTGGATGACCCCAATATGTCGCCGGCCGAGGCCAAGGAAGCGGGTTTGGTCTTGATGCGCGAGTTGTTCGGCGCCGGCAAGGTCGCCGAGATGAAGGCGATCCAGAAAAAGTGGGGCGTCGCCAAGTTCTACGACATCCCGGTCGAGCGGGCGCACGAGTTCTACCGCGAGGCCGTGCAGGCGATGCACGAGACCGGTCTGCGGAAGTAAGGCCCGGTGACCGAGCACTCGCTCCTCGGGGCGTCGAGCGCCCATCGCTGGCTCAACTGCCCGGGCTCTTTCAAGCTCAGCCAGACCGCGCCGCACCGGCCGTCGTCCATCTACGCGGCGACCGGGACCCTGGCGCACGAGATGATCGAAGGCGCGGTGAGGAGCGGCAACGATACGGTCGTGCTGGACAAGGTCGGGCCGGTTCTGCGTGACGGTCACTTCATCGAGGTCGACCAGGACTTTGTCGCCGGCGTCAACGTCATGCTGGACTATTTCTACGACATCAGCGCGTTGGCCGACTGGAACGATGTCGAGTTCCGGGTCGATCTCGCCGACTACTTCCCCGTCTCGCCGGCAGTCCCGGTGTTCGGCACGGTCGACGCCGCGGTCCTGGCGGGTCAAACGCTGGAGGTGGTCGACTATAAGAACGGTTCCGGCATCACCGTCAGCGCGGTCGAGAACCCGCAGTTGATGTTCTACGGCGCTGGCGCCCTGGCGCAGCTGCCGGCGGCAGAGCGCGACCGGGTCACCCACATCCGGCTCACCATCGTGCAGCCGCATGGCCAGGGTGTCTCCCCGATCCGGTCCTGGGAAACCTCCGTAGTCGACCTCCTGATGTGGGTGGACGAGGTGCTGGTCCCCGGGGTCGAGGCGTGCGCCCGGGACCAGGCCCCGCTGGTCCCCGGCACCTGGTGCCGGTTCTGCCCGGTCGTCCACGCCTGCCCTGCGCTGATGGCCGACGCCATCGAGATGGCCAAACGCGAGTTCGACGATTTGCCTCAGGAACCCGACGAGCTGGCCCGCGCCCTCGACGCCGCCGAGCGCGCCGAGCTGTGGATTACGAGGATGCGGGAGTTCGCCGTCAACCAGCTGGAGCACCAGGTGCGCATCCCGGGCTGGGGGCTGGTGCCGACGAGACCGACCAGGAAGTGGCTCCGGCCCGACACCGAGATCGCAGGTCTGCTTGGGCAGGAAGGGGTTACCCACGACCAGGTCTGGGAAACCCGGGTCCGGTCCCCGGCCCAGATGGAAAAGGCCCTGGTACGCACCCGAGAGGGCCGGCGGATCTGGGGTGAGATCGCCTCGCTGATCGAGGCCCGATCCTCCGGGGTCAAGCTGGGCCGCAGCGACACGGCAGACCCTCGGGAGGATTTCACCGATGAACTTTGACGATCACCTGGTGCCCTCGCCGGCCGACATCCAGCAGGCCCGCCAGTATGTCCAGCTCGTCGTCCGAATGCTGGAGCAGTCGCAGTGGCTAGAAGAGCGTCGCGACGACGCGATCCGAACCCTGAGATACGTCAACTTCTACCTAGGAGATCGCAACTGATGGCCCCCAGCATCCGCACCCCGATCGGCGTTCTGAGCTTCCCCAATTTGTTCTCGCCGCGGCCTCGGGCGCCCGGCGGCGAGCCGGTTTACCAGTGCAGCATCTTGTTCGATCAGAACGCCCAGAAGGACCCGGCCTACGAAGCCCTGAAGCGGGCCGTGCGCGAGGAGATCGACGACAAGTGCGGTGCAGGCAAGAGCCGGGATGCGCAGTTCATGACGGGGGTGCGCTCGCCGTTTCGGCCGACTAGCGAGAAAGCCTATCAGGGCTATGACATGGTAAACGGGATTTTTATTTCGCCCTGGACTAAGTCGAAACCCGGTTTAGTTGACGCCGTGCGCAACGAAATCCTCGTTGTTGAAGACATCTGGGCGGGACAACTGGTCCGCGCGACGGTTTCGCCTTTTTGGTACAACACCAGCGGTAATCGCGGTGTGTCGTTCGCGCTAAACAATGTTCAAGTTTGTCGTACTGACGGTCCTCGACTTGATGGCCGACGTTCTGCTACTCAAGACTTTGATGATTATACCGGTCCTGGCGCAATGGTATCAGCCGACGACGAAATCCCGTTCTGAGGCAAGGTCAGGCTAGGTTTGGCGGGGTTATGCGAGGTATGGCCAGGTGAGGCAAGGTATGGATCGTTTCTGGATAATCCTTCTTTCGATCCTGTTTGTACTAACCGCAGGTTTGGAGTTCTAAGTTTGTGGCGGGGTTCGGTCGGGCGTGGTCCGGCAGGGTCCGGTGCGGCGCGGTTTGGTATGGCTGGGTTTGGTCAGGTCCGGCGGGGTCGGATCAGGTCAGCTCTGGTGGGGCTGGGTTCGGTTGGGTCTGCTAAGGCATGGCGGGGCAGGGCGGGGCTGGGTTAGGTCCGGTTTGGCCGGGCGCGGTACGCTAAGGTAAGGAGTTTCAACTTTTCAAGGTACGGAGACACGACATGAAAAAGACCTATATCTGCACTCTTCAAGGCACCACAGCTATCTTGATGCACCGTTTCGGCGATGCCGAGGAAATGGGGGCAAACACCCGCAAGGTTCATGTAAAGGCACAGGACCCGCGGGAGACCGCCGAAAAGGGTGCCTACCGCAACGCCGCGGGAGAGTTGTACGTCCCGGGGACTGCTATTGCCCGGATGATCCGGGAAGGCGCCGCGGCGCACAAACAGCGTGGTTCGCGCAAATCGATGAAATACGTCATTTCGTCGGCCGTGCAGATCCCGGTTGAAGAGATTGTGATCCGGGACAGCGAAGGGGACGCGATCACTCATTTCGAGATCGACAGCCGCCCGGTGGTGATCCCCTCGACCAAGGGACGGGTAATGCGTCATCGCGCCCGGGTAAACCCGCCCTACTGGCTTGAGTTTCCGGTGGTGATCGATGACGAGGTAGTGGACCCGGGCTTGGTCCATCAGATTTTCGGCGAGTGCGGTTTCACCCAGGGGTTGCTCGATTACCGTCCTGAGAAGGGCGGGCCGTTCGGCGTGTTCGCGGTCGTCTCGTGGGCGGCGCTGGAACAGACAGCAGCTGTGCTTGCTGAAGCTGCAGATTAAAGACGTTTGATTTTTAGGCTGGGTCCGGTACGGCGTGGCGGGGTCTGGTCGGGCGCGGTGCGGTAAGGCAAGGTCTGCTGCGGCAAGGCCGGGTCTGGTCGGGCGCGGTGGGGTTAGGTGGGGTGGGGTTTGGCTAGGTGCGGCATGGCACGGTGAGGTATGGCGAGGCCCGGTCAGGTTGGGTAGGGCTCGGTGTGGCGGGGTTTGGTCTGGTTGGGTAGGGCAAGGCTCGGTTCGGTACGGCAGGGCACGCCACGGTAAGGCGGGGTCAGGTTCGGTATGGTTCGGCTGGGTCAGGTCAGGCGTGGTAGTGCGGGGTTTGGCAGGGCAAGGTGAGGCTCGTTCTTGATCTTGAAACAACAAGCACTGCCGATCTTAGAAAGACCGGCAGTCATGCTTATGCAGAACATCCCGATACCAGGGTCACCGTTTTATGCTTTTCTGTTGACGACCACCCGGTTGAAACCTGGATTTCTGGTCCTCCACCGTCTTCATTTGTTGATGCAGTGAAATCCGGCGCGGTTGTTATCGCGCACAACTACCTTTTTGAGTGGAACATTTATTATAACAAACTAGTCCCGACGGGCTGGCCGATAATACCGATTAGCCAGTGGAGCTGCACGATGGCCAGAAGTCTGGTAGCTGGCTACCCGGCGTCCCTGGACCTGGTCGGCCGCGCGCTGAGGTTGTCCCAGCAGAAGGACCACTCGTCCCGGGACCTGATGTTGCGGTTCGCTCGGCCCCGAAGCCTGGAACCCCTTGTCTGGTGGGACCAGAGTGATCCTGTGCGGTTTCAGGCTCTAATCGACTACTGCAAAAAAGACGTGGCTACCGAGCGCGAACTCGATCGCCGGGTCCCGGAGCTATCCCCCCGCGAGCGGTTGGTGTTCGAGCTGGATCACGCGATCAATCAACGAGGGCTGGGGGTCGATCATCACCTGGTCTACGAGCTGGCCGCTCTCGCCGACACTGCCCGAACCCGGCTGACCGGCGAGATCGTGCGGCTGACAGGTGGCCAGGTGCGCTCTCTCAACCAAGTGGCGCAGCTGAAGGCGTGGCTTGGCCGGCAGGGGGTCGAGACCGCCGATCTGCGCCGGGCGACGGTGCAGACCCTACTCGCCAACAGAGCCCTCACAGGAGCCCCCAGGACCGCGCTACAGGCACGTCTCGACGCCTCGCGGTCCTCTACCGCCAAGCTGACCGCAATCGCGTCTGCGCGCTCCCAGGACGGCCGGGTGAGGGGTACGTTTCAGTATTACGGGGCGAGCCGGACCGGGCGGTGGGCCGGCCGCAGGTTACAGCCTCAAAATCTCTTCCGCGGCAGTATCCGAGACGTGCCCGGCGCGATCCGGACGATCCGCGCCGGTGCCGCCCCGGAGGATCTGAGCCTGCTGTTCGAGGATGGCGCGCTCGGGGTGATTGCATCTTGCCTGCGCTCGACGATCACGGCCGGACCGCGGCGCAAGCTGGCGATCGCCGACTTCAGCCAGATCGAGGCGCGCGTCCTGGCCTGGCTCGCCGGCCAGCAGGACGCACTGCAGGTTTTTCGCCGCGGCGAGGACATCTACGTCGCAACAGCGCGAGCGATTGGCTCCCCGAGCCGGTCCTTGGGCAAGGTCCTGGTTCTGGCCTGCGGCTTCGGTATGGGTCCGCTCAAGTTTCAGGCCACGGCACTGACCTATGGCGTGACCCTCGACGAGGCCGAGGCCGAGGCAGCGGTCAGGGCGTGGCGCACGGTCAACCATCACATCGTGACCCTGTGGTGGGAGAGCCACCGCGCTTGCCTGCGGGTTCTTGGCGCCGGCCCCGGCGCCCAGGAGCAGGTCGGGTACGTCACCTTTATCCACCGGCCCGGGGCGCTCTTGGCGCGGCTCCCCTCCGGCCGGAGCCTCGTCTACCGGCACCCCCGGATTGAAGAGAACGAGCACGGCTACGACGAGATCACCTACATGGGGTCATTGGGCGGCAACTGGACCCGTCTGCGAGCCTGGGCCGGGCGCACGATCGAGAACGTGACCCAGGCGGTGGCCCGGGACGTGATGGTCGAAGCGATGCTGCAGCTCCGGGACGTGCCGCTGATCGCGACGATCCACGACGAGCTGATCGCCGAAGTGCCCGCCGACGAGGCCGACCAGGTCCTCGACCGGATGCTGACGGCAATGCGGGGGACGCCTCTCTGGGCGCCGGGCCTACCGGTTGATGCTGCCGGTGTTGTCGTAAAAAGATATACCAAGGGTTGAGAGCAGCCATGACCACCGCGCCCGAGCCTGAGGCCATCGCCGCAGCCCACGCTCAAGGTGCGCGAGACATGCGCGACGCGATCCTGCGCTGGCACGAGGAACAGTGGATCTATTACCGAGCGCGGTCCGACACAAGCGGCATCGCTGGCGCCTACATGACCGCGCACGCGCAGAGCATGTACGCGGTCCGCGCCCTGAATGTTGACAACGGGGAGCAGTAAAATGACAACTGCCCAAAGAAAGTTGACAAAGCTAAACCCAGGGTCTGGTGAGTTGTCATGCCGCTTTTGTCTGGGCGCGTGTCCGCTTTGTAGACGGCATAAAATCACTGTGTGCGAGAGCTGTGCGAGCCCCGGAAACCCTGGCCAAACGACTGTGCGAAGCCCAGAGGCACGGTATCTGGATACCGCAAATGTCGCCAAATTACGCAGTTTTTGGTACAACAACGCCCTACAAATGCCCGACACTGACCAA